TATGTGATAAGCATATACCAAAAATGTTATTAGAAACTTGTCAAATGTTATCTACTGCTGTTCAAAGACATAGGGGTTTAATCAAAGGGTTATACAAACCTGCCTACTCTAACCATCCTATGACAAAATGGGTAGGAGATACCCATGCTAACTTTGAATGGGCAATGAAACACGCTATGGAAATAGAAAAAGAATATAAAATAAGATTTGAGAAAACACACAAGTCTGGAAGAATACTAACTGAAATACTTGAAAACTTTTACTTTTATGATATACCAAAGGGAGATAAATTTATATCTCCACCTCAATGTATGCCAGATGAATACAAACATAAAAACTATGTGACCGCTTATCGTAAATACTACAGAGGGGCAAAAAGATATTTTGCTAAATGGGAGAGAGGTAGGAATGAGCCTAAGTGGTTTTAAGAAATTAAAGACAAGATTAAGACACTTGAAGAAACGTCTTGATAGAAAGGCATTGCGAGACCCTCGTACAGTAAGAGATTATGCATTGCGTAATAAATGGGAAAGAGTTCGATTTATTTTAATAAAGAGATATGGAGATGAAATATAACATGGAAGATGAACACATATGCTGTCCTTCTTACCCTAATTGTGAGGAGGCTATTCTTGGTTGCATAGTGCAACAAGGAATAAATAATGTAGAATGGTATGGACACAAGGATACTGATGATAAAAACAAAAGCAAATAAAAAGTTTGATATTGATTTAAAGTATGGTCAAATAAGAGAAGACCATATTTCAGCCATGTTCAAAGATAAGAAGATAGAAGTAAAGACCGAAAGGGATTGGTGGTATAAGACAGGTAACATAGCATTAGAGTATGAATGTAATAATAAGCCTAGTGGTATTAATGCTACCCAATCAGACTACTGGATTCAAATATTAGCAAAAGGAGATGAGAACCATTGTATGCTAGTATTTGAAGTTAGCAAACTAAAAGAAATAGTTGAGAAACACAAAGAAAAATATACAAGGATGGTAGGAGATAGAAACGCATCTAAATGTGTTATATTACCTATTAAAAAATTATTTGAAAAGGAGGCTATTGGCATAGAATAACTTGACTACAAAATGAAATGAACTTTTTAAAGGACAAATATGGAAAAACAACTAATAAATCTTCTCTTGAAGAAAGACTTTTATAGTAAGAACAAGTCTAAAATTGGCAAAACAGTTTTTACTAATGGAGTGGGTAGTTTTTATGATACGATAAAAAAAGCCCATGATAAATATCCAGATAATGATTTGGAGATAGATGAAGTTTCTGCATTACATACAGAGGTGTATAACCCTGCATTAACTAGAGCATCTAAAATAAACTTTGTCAATTTAATTGATGATATAAAGAATGAAAAGTTGCCCAATAAAGATGTGGCAAATGATATTCTAGATTCTATGTACAAAAAAAGTGTTGCACATAGGATTGCACTTGAGGCGACTAATATTTATAATGGTGGAGATGCAAGTTTCCTCACTATAAAAAATTATGTTGATGAAATTGAAAATGAAGTGGAGGATATAGAAGGAAGTGTTACAGATGATATTGCAGAACTTATTAAAGAACTTGATGAGGATACTCAATATACATTTGGAGACATACCAGACTTGAGAAGATTAGTTAAAGGTGTTGGTAAGGGTAATCTTGTGATTGTTTTTGCTAGACCAGAGACAGGAAAGACTGCCTTTTGGGTTAGTTTAGTCGCAAATCGGAATGGATTTGCCTCTCAAGGAGCAAAGGTTCATGCCCTAGTCAATGAAGAACCTGCAATTAGGACTCAAATGAGACTAATCAGTTGTTGGACAGGGATGACTAAAGAAGAAATATCAAAAGATGTTTCTTTAGCAACAGAAAGGTGGAAAGAAATAAAATCAAATGTAAAAATAATTGATACAGTAAATTGGGATTTAGACCAAATTGATGCCTATTGTGATGTTCATAAGCCAGACATTGTTGTTGTAGACCAGTTAGATAAGATTGGTGTTCGTGGTAACTTTGCAAGGACAGATGAAAAACTTCGTGCAATATATACAGGTGCAAGAGAAGTAGCAAAGAGGCATGACTGTTGTATTATAGCAATATCCCAAGCTTCGGCAGAGGCACAGGGTAGAGCTGAATTAACATTTGATATGATGGAAAACTCCAGAACAGGAAAGGCGGCAGAGGCTGATTTGATAATTGGTATAGGCCAACAAAATGTAGTGGATTCCGAGGCAGTTTTAAGAACTCTATGTGTATCTAAGAATAAGATAACAGGATGGCATGGAAGAATAGATTGTGAAATTAACCCACTTTTATCGAGGTATGTAGGATGATAACAGTAGTAGATGTAGAAACTAGTTTTGTAACTGGAGCAAATGGTAAGTCAGACCCTTCTCCATTTGATTCTAGAAACAAATTAGTAAGTGTAGGTATCAATGATGAGTATTTATTTTTTCATCACAATGATAGAAGTGATACAGGTGCTTATAGAAAAGTACAAGACATTTTAGATAAGACCACATTGTTAATTGGTCACAATTTAAAATTTGATTTGGCATGGTTATATGAAGTAGGATTTACATATACAGGAAAGGTATATGACACTATGATTGCAGAATATGTTTTGCAAAGAGGTGTAAGAAAAGCATTATCATTAAAAGAATGTTGTGTTAGAAGAAACCTAAGTAGAAAATCAGATGCAACAGAAGACTACATGAAACAGGGAATTTCATTTGAAATGATTCCTGTTAAGACTGTAGAGGAGTATGGTAGGCAAGATATTACTGTCACCAGAGAACTTTATTATTCACAGGTAGATGATTTTAAAAAATCAACTGGCATGAATCTTATATCAACAGTTAAAATGATGAATGAGTTTTTAATGGTTTTAACTAAAATGGAAATGAATGGTATAGAAATAAATCTAAATGATTTACATCAAGTTGAAATGCAATTTAAACAGGAGTATGATGAGCTAAGAGAACAAATTGACACAATGATATGGGAAAGAATGGGTGATACAAGAATCAATCCATCCAGTCCAGAACAATTATCATGGCTGATATATGGTCTTCGTGTGGTAGACAAAAGGAAGTGGGCAGATGCTTTTAATATAGGAATTGACCCATTAACTAGAAGGCAAAAAAGAAAACCAAATTTAAGTAGGTCTCAATTTGCTAAGATGGTATCCCAAATGACTGAACCACTATACAAAACAAGGTCTCATCAATGTGTTACTTGTAGTGGAGTAGGTAAAATACAAAAGATAAAAGTAAATGGGGAACCTTACAAAAATCTAAGTCCTTGTGGCTCGTGTGGGGGTACAGGTATAATATATGAAGAGACAAAAGCAGAGGCAGGATTTAGAGTCAGACCTTCTTTTGCCTCTGATGTTTCTGAAGGTGGATTTAAAACAGATAGATTAACTTTGCAAAAGCTTAATTCAACAGAAAATGAAGAGTTAAATGCATTTGTACAAGCTATCACTAGATACAATGCATTAGAAACATATCTTCATACTTTTGTTGATGGTATAAAAAATCATTGTAGTAGTAATGGTAAACTACATCCTAAATTTATGCAGTGTGTAACAGCAACAGGTAGACTATCCAGTAGAGACCCTAACTTCCAAAACCAACCTAGAGGAAAGACATTTCCTATTCGTAAGGTAGTACAGTCTAGATGGGATAAAGGTAAGATACTTGAAATGGATTTTGCCCAACTTGAATTTAGAACTGCTGTCTTTCTTGCTCAAGATAAGCAAGGTATAAAAGACATAAAAAATAAAGTGGACATTCATCAGTTTACAGCAGATGTAATTGGTGTTTCTAGGCAAGAGGCAAAGGGTCATACCTTTAAACCTCTCTATGGTGGTATGTCTGGTACAGATGCAGAAAAAAAATATTATAAAGAGTTTCTGGTAAAGTACAAAGACATTGCTAAGTGGCATGATAAATTGCAAAGTGATGCTATTAATTATAAAGTAGTATCTCTACCAACAGGAAGAGAATATTCTTTTCCTTATGCAAAGAGAATGCCTTGGGGTGCATCATCAAATGCAACTCAAATAAAAAATTATCCTGTTCAAGGTTTTGCTACAGCAGATATTGTTCCCTTAACTTGTATTGCTATAGATAGACTATTCGTACAAAATGAAATGAAAAGTCTTTTGATAAATACTATACATGATTCTGTACTTGTAGATGTACATCCAAGTGAAGAACAAAAAGTAATTAGCTTAGTAAAAGAAGGAGCAGGTAAGGTAATACCAATGATGAAAGAATATTATGATATTGATTTCAATGTGCCTCTTGACAATGATGTTAAGATAGGCTATGATTGGTTAGATATGGAGGAAGTATGATAACAAATATTTTACTCGGATTAATTTTAATTACATTATGTTTTGTTGCAAGTATGGTATTTGTAATAGGCAGAATAATAGATGAAAGGCTAAAGTAATGGGTGCAATGAAATGGTTTATGATGGGTGTCCAAGATTTAATAGACCCAGAAAAAACAGAAGAAGAAAACTATGAAATGAATAAGGATAACAAGGTTCTTGTTCGTGGGGAAAAATTTAGTATATCAAAAGATGATATATCTTATGCTTATGCACAATCGAAAGATGAAGGGATAAATGTTTAATACTATGGTAGTAGGAGACTTATTTGAAGAAACAGATGATTGGGTTAATGATGAAGAGGCCCAAACGTTTACACAGGTTGAAGATTTAATTAGGGAGTTTATTATTAATAATGGTAAAAGACCTACAAAATTATATGTAAGTGACAGTGAGGATAATCAAAGTTACTTATTATGGTTTGGTAAATCATTTAATCTGGAAACAGAGCGAACAAAAAAAACAACATATTTAAAATAATTTTGTTGACAAATTATAAAAAATATGCTAGAACAAATTAACAATAAGGAGGTATCTATGACTGATACTCAAGTGACTAGCTTTGAAAAATTATCCACTTCTCAAATCATGGAAATGATAGGTCAAGAAGGAGGACAATCATCTTCAACAGGATTGCCTAGACTAACAATAAATAGGCAACCAGAAGATGATGATGGTAATAAAATACCAATGGGAACATATGGTGTTTATGATTCTGGAATAGAGTCAATGGTTTATGGTAAACCTGCTATCTTTAGACCCTTTATAAACTCATTTCAGTTTATGGAATACGACACAGAACAGAATAAGTTTTCTAAACGTTCTGTTATATTTAAAAACTGGAAAGATGAGGCAATAGATACAAGTGGGGGAACTCGCTGTGGTAAAGTACCCTTTAAAGAAAGGGATAAGTTATCTAAAGCTGAATTAGAAATGCAGAAAAACATAAAGTGTTATAGACTTGTTTATGGAACAGTAAGCATGGAAGGTGAAAACGCAGAGGGTAACAAAGTATCTATTAAACATAAACCTGTATTATGGAGAGTTACAGGAAGTAATTTTACACCTGTTGGAGAGGCAATGCAAAGTCTTAAAAACAGAAAGAAATTAATGTTTAATCATACTCTATCTCTTGAAACAGATAAAAGAAAAGCAGGCTCTACTGTGTATTATGTATCATCAATAAAAGTAAATCAAGATGAAGTTACTTTTACAAAAGATGATATGGAACTAATGCAAAAGTTTCAAAATATAATTACTACAGAAAATGAAGAGATTGTTGCTCTTTGGAAAGATTCCAACAGATTAAAAATAAGAAAAGATGATACCGATACTGCCGATACTATTTCGGCAATAGATGGCAGTCCTTTCGAGGCTAAAACTGCCTAGCCAGATATTACAAAAGGTTCAGTCGTTCCTCAAAAGAGCAACAGATGATTCTGTTGAACTCTCTGAGGAACTGATTGAGCAGTTTGGTGAAGATTGTAAAGATGCTATTCGTAAACAATTTACAACAAAAAGAGAAAGTAAGTTTAGAACGAGAATGTCCAATGCAGGAAGACCCCTATGCCAACTGCAAATGGAGAAGAAGGGTATTAAAGGAGAGGGGCAACCTTATAGTAATAAAATGAGAAATAGTTTTGGAGATTTAATCGAGGCACTTTCTGTGCTTATATTAAAAGCATCTGATGTAAATGTTAATTCAACTCAAAAAGGAGTAACCTATGACGTAGATAACACCAAGATTGATGGTACATATGATATTGAAATTGATAATGTTATATATGATATTAAAAGTGCTTCCCCTTGGGCTTTCGAAAATAAATTCGGAGACAATGGGGGATTTAGTTCTATAGCAGAAGATGACCCTTTTGGGTATATGTCGCAAGGTTACTTATATGCTGAGTCTGAAAAGAAAAGATTTGGTGGGTGGATTGTTATTAACAAAAGTACGGGTGAATGGTTAGTAACAGAAACTCCTAAAGATGACAAAGAATATAAAGATAAATCTTTAAATACCGCAAAAGAAAACTTTAATGCTTTAGATAAGGGCAAACCCTTTAGGCGTTGCTACAGTGATGTAGCAGAAACTTTTAGAAAAAATCCAACAGGAAATAGAATACTGGGAATTACTTGCAGTTTCTGTCCATATAAATTTCCTTGTTGGGGTTCTAATAAGTTGCAGTATCTCCCTCAACAGCAGTCTAAAGGGAAAAGCCCTCGTTGGTCTTACTACACAGAAGTGAAAAACCCTAGGGTAGAAGATGCGAACTAGTAGTAGAAAAGCAAAAGGGAGAAGGCTACAAAATTGGGTTCGTGATGAACTGTTAAAATTATTTACTCAATTTACAGATGAAGATATATTTTGTGCAATAATGGGAGAGAGTGGTGCTGATGTAAAATTCTCTCCAGAGGCACAAAAATTACTTCCATATTCTGTGGAGTGTAAAAACAAAGAAACATTTAAAGGTATATATGACATAATGAGACAGGCACAAAGTAATACTAAAGTAACACATACTCCATTAGGGATTATAAAAATGAATAATGAAATACCTTTAGCAATAATTGATGCTAAAGTTTTATTTAAAATGATGAGGGAAAATGTCAGAGGATAAAATAAAATTAAAAGACTCAGTTAGATTATTTGTTTCTCCTGCAGATAATGGATTTGCTTGTGGGGTAATAGAAGATGATTGGATGTATACTGATGAGGGTTATTTCTGCTCTGTCATTGCAAGAGGTATGATGAAGATAGCCTGTGACAATCCACAAGATGTTTTTGAAGAAGGATTAGAGGGTTTTAGATTAGATTTAGAATATAAAAATTCTATGGAAAACGTAAAATCAAATGGTACAGATGTACTTGAAGATAATAAAGTTATAAGTATTGTTCCTTTTATAAATAAAAAAAAGTTAAATTAATGAGCGTAGAATTTTGGCAATGGTGGATTTTAACTATGGTAACAATCAATACAGTAATTAATAGTATTGTATTTGTAGTAGGTCGTAAATTTAAAAAGGAAAAAAAATGATAAATACAAAAGATTTTTTATCTCATGCCATTAAATTAGTAGGTGGAGATAGACAAAAAGATTATGGTGACAAAGTAGATAACCATAATAACATAGCTAAGTTATGGTCAGCATACTTAGATATACCTGTAACAGCACATGATGTAGCAATACTAATGTCATTACTAAAAGTAGCTCGTACTAAATTAGGAGCAGTTAGTAAAGATACCTATGTTGATATGTCAGCTTATAGTGCCATAGCAGGAGAAATAAAATTTAAGGAGAAATAAAATGTCAGAAAAAAATGTAGCTTATATTATGACAGAAGAAGTTAGGAGTGTAGTATTAAAGTATATGTACACACGACCCTATCAAGAAGTAGCACAGGGTATTGCTGTGTTGATGCAACTACCTAAGTTAGACCCAAAAATAAGTCCAGATTTTATAAAAGATACTTCTAAGTCTAGAAATGAAAAAAGCTAACCTGTTTTCCCTACAGGTGGCTGTAAGAGAAGACGGAAGGTTAGCTTTTGATTATGATTATGTTAAGCCAGATGTTTTTATTAAAACATTAAATGAAATGTATCCAGAATTTGAAAACACATATACACTGGCTTCTATTGTTCGTTTATGTATTGATAATTCAGAATACTTATCTTCTGAATTAATTAGGTTAGGTAGAGTGACTTAGGCTTTTGCCATGTGGTCACTTAATTCTTTTGCTCTATTAGGTGTTTGTTTTGCCCATCTCGAATCTAACATCTCGATACTTGCAGTTTTTGTATCATTATTTTGTAGTGCTTTAATCATATTTTTAAATTTACCTACTCCAGAATATCCCATTTGAAATATCATTTCACATAATATTTCTTTGGCATCATCTGAGATAGAGTCTAGATTATTTACTTCACAAAATTGTATCATAAGATTCCAACCTTTCTCAAAGTCTTTATCAAATAAAGCCTCTAACTCTTCTTTTGGATATGCCTTACCTTCTACGAATTTATCTTCGTGCACAATGAGGTGGCCATATCCTATGGTTTTTTTGTTTAGGGTATCTAAATATATTGTATCTCTAAATCCTTCGTGAATCTTAATTTTTTCTTTAAGTGTATCTTTAGACATTAGTTTCCTAGTGGGTTACTATTAAGTTGTTTAATTTCTTGAATTAAAATATCCTGTAATTCATTTTCTTTTTTTACTACAGCAACATCTTTACTTAATTCTTCAATATCTTCTTCTAATTCCCATGCATACTCTTCTAATTCTTTAAGAGCATCATAAATAGGTTTTGTATTAGCAGGTTTAGGTAACATAGCTATTTGCTCTTTAACTTTACCTATTTCTTTAAATACTAAAGTCAAATCTATAGGCTGTATCTGTTCCTCTACTTCGTCTATTCTATCAATTAGTTCTACTTTTAATGAAGATATAGTTTCTTTTAGTGGTGCTAAATCCACAGTTTCATTTACTACAAATTCTTGATTCTCTATTTGGTCTAATCGTAAATTGAACTGGCCCCATGTATAGAACCCTCCTCCGATTGCCCCAATTACACCTATCAGTGCGGCATATGTACTAAGTTTCTCTACTATTTTCATCGTTTAAGTGCCTCCAGTTCAGCTAATAATCTTTGTTTTGTTTTATTTATATTTAATAATTTAACTCTATGTATTTCTATAGGGTCGTTATCTGTGTAAGAACTTAAAGATGTTCCTACATATATATCTCCAGAGTATGAAGATAAATCTATTTGTAAAAATAGCCCCATGTTTGTATTAGCATATATATCTTTTGCAGAATAAAATGCTATTTGTTTATATGATTCGAGGCTATTCTCTTTAAAAAATAAGTCTTCTTTTGATAAGTTTTGAGTTGTTTCTTTTGTAACTTTAGCTATTTGTTTTGCTATAGCTTTTAAATTTTTTTTTAATTTTGTCTCTACCTTTGCAACATCTGTAACAGTCCTGTCATCGGTGTCCACTTCTTCTCTTCCTTCCGATTGTACACTGTCTTCCTCTCCATTATCTTCTGGCTGTACTTCGGATTCCTCAGTGCTTTCGCTACTGGATTCTTCTTCTTTTGGACTTTCGTTTTTTTCTGTTGATTCATTACTTGCTACTTCCTTTTCCTCTGTTATTGATTCTGACTCAGTAGATTTAGGCTCTTCCATTGCCTCTTCTTTTTCTTCAATAACCTCTGGTACGCTCTCTTCGTTAGTTGCGATTTCTTCCATTGGTTCCTCAAACTCTTCAAAAGATTCATCAGTAAGTTCATCACTAAACTCCTCCTCAGTTATCTCTTCAAAAAATTCTTCGGCTGTAATGCCTTCTTCTTCTAGAAACTCCATGAACTCTTCTTCCATGCCAGTCTCTTCTATAAAACTTGTAAAATCTTCTTCAAATTCTTCTGTAAACATTTCTTCTGAAACCATTATAGGTTCAGAAAACTCTTCTTCAAAAAATGCCATTTCCATATCTGGCATTTCTTCAAAACCCTCCATCTCAAATTCTTCTATTGGAGGTAGTTCTTCAATATCTACTATTTCTATATCTTCAAAATAAAATGAATCATCAAATGTAAAATCATCTTCAAATACTATTTCTTCTTCTATTGGTATTTCAAAAATAGGTAGCTCATCCTCATACCAATCAAAATCTTCTGGTAAATCTTCTACTATATCAATAATATCTTGGTCAATATCGTCTATAACTTCTTGTGTATCCTCATCAATAGGTGGTATATATTGATAACCTATATTTAATGCAATGTTATCTACATCTGGCCCACGATGAGAGCCATCATACGTTGTACCTGCCGTCTCATTATATACTTCTGCTCTGACTGTAAAATCTGTTTGTGTATTTGAGCCTTGAGTATAGACATTTGTGTAGTTTGTAAACTGGCCACCATTTCCCGGTCTACTAGGGTCGTGGTCATTTATATCCCTAACTTGTGTAGATACTGAACCATCAGAGCCTGTAACAGTTTGTTTAAGGGTAAATGTGTTTTCAATACTATTCCAAAACCATACGTCTGCTGACATAGTTGAGGTAAAACCTTGATTTATTTCTGATTGTGTTAAGTGGCCATCACCAACTAAATCTACATCTTGGTATACATTATCCTCTTCATGTCCTTCAAATGCTAATACACCACCACTATCATCCATGCCTGTTCCATATGGAAAACCATTCCAAGCACCATGAGTGTGAATACCTTCGTCTCCATCTGTTGACCAACCAGTTGTAGATGTAGTGTTACCCGTTCCAAACGTAGAGTTTGTGAGTATATTTCCTGTATTTATTGTCTCTGCATTAATACTAAAACTAAGCAATAGTAAGGCAATTAAATACCTTATCATTATATATCTAATGCTATAATAATTAATCCACCTGCAATACTAATTGCGTATGCCATTATTACTATTTCAATCATGTACTTGTATAGAAGGCTTCTCTACAATCTTTTTACTTTCTTCTATTTTTTTAAGTCTTTCTTTTTCTTTCTTTACTTTTTCTTCTTCTTGTATTCTTTTTTCTTCTGCAATTTTTTCTTTTTCTGCTTGTAATCTAGCTTTTTCCATAGCTATTTCTTTATCTACTCTAGCCATAACTTCTGCTTTAACTAAAAACTCATCATAATCTGGTCTAAGTTCTGGGTATTTATCCCACATAGCTTGTGCATCTGGGCCTATCTTACCATCCCAAGGGCAGGGAGTTCCTGCAGATTTCATAGCCATATAGACTCTTTCATCTTGACACAAGAGACTGACCGCCGCAATTTTCATGTTAAAATCAAAAAGTACCTTGGAAAGCTTAATACGTTCGCAATTCAAATCCCGGATATGTTTGCCCCCAGATACGCCAATACCCAAAGTAGATACGGAACCACTAATACCAGTGCTACATACATCTTGAGACATTGCAGAAAATGATGGGGAGTTAGCCGAATTGACGGGTAC